CAACGACGGACCTATCCTGACTAGAAAAGTAAACAAACACCTACCTAGCGGGCTCGCTATGAGCGATATCACCGGCTTCGACTGGTCCGTACAGGGCTGGGAGTTGCTGTGGGATGCCGAGATTCGTTGCAAGCTACAAGGATCACCCCCTAACATCTCCCGGTGGATAATGAATCGCGCGCACTGCATTTGCCGCACTATCTGGGCTACGCCTGAAGGAACCCTGCTACGGCAGGAAGTACTTGGCGTTCAGCTCTCAGGTTTACTAAACACCGGCAGCACCAACTCAAGAATCCGAGCCATGATGGCCTGGATTTTAGGATCAGACTACGCCCTCACCATGGGCGATGACTGCCTCGAGGACCCCATCCCCGACGCGTTCGATCGCTACCAAGCCCTCGGACATCCTCTCAAGATGTATGTTACATCCAGCAGTGAGTTTGAATTTTGTTCCCACCAATTTAATCGAGAAACTGGCCATTATTACCCTACAGACCCCACCAAAAGTCTGTTTTCTCTCCTAGCCAAAAGAGAGAATACGGGTTCTTGGGATGAACAGGCCCTTATAGCCTTTCACCACCACATTAGGCATGCCCCCTTACGGGCGCGCTACCTAGAAGTGATCCAGATTATCGATACCCGGGAAACCATTTGAGTTTCCCCACAAACCCGCCCTCATGGCTAGACGCAAACGCAAGACACGCAGGTCTAAGCGACGACAAGCCCAACCCATTTCCTCATCAGCCTCCACCGGAGGTAGGATCGGAGCGACCCTCGGGCGCGCTCTTGGATCCTTTGCGGAGAAGGGTCTAGGCCGTATTTTCGGCATGGGGGAATACAAAACAGGATTAGCAGCAGAGATCGGAGAGACGGAGGAAAAGATTGCTGAATCGGAGCACCCAGAAGTTAACAGCCTGGTAGCTCCCCTCTCGACCACCGAACTCGTCCCCTTAATGCATCAGGACCGAGAAGGATCCGTGCGCCTGGCGCGCAGAGAATTCATCGGCACCTTGGACATCAAGGAGGCTAACGCGCTATCCATTTTCAAAGTCAACCCGGGACTGGCCACCCAGTTTCCCTGGTTGCATGGTATTGCTACAAGCTTTCAGAAATATGCATTTCTGGGCCTAGCAATCGAGTATGTACCAACTAGCGGAGTTGCTGTCGGCACCGACAGCGCTGCCCTGGGGCACATCGCCATGGCCTTCAACTATGACGTTTCGAACCCCTCGGCGGTTTGGCCCGCCACATCAATCCAAGGAATACTGAACCTTAACGGTTCCACCAGTTGCTCACCAGCAGCTCCTGGTGTTTGTTACATGGAGTGCGATCCCTCACGGGATTTGCGCGCCATG